GCGAGAGGAACTTAAAACAACGTTTGACGAACTGACGTATGTCAAGCTTGCCGAGACAGACGGCCTAATAGGGGATAATGCGGAAAAAGTATTGGGCGATATACCAACCGGCATCTATGTAGGGTAGTTAGATGGGTAACCCGAACGATAAATGGACTCAGCCAGCGGCTCCTCCCCCTCCCATGTTTTTTGGGAAGAAAGAGCGCGATCTTGTCAAACAAGTTAATGATGAATTAGCAGAACGCGTTATAGGCCAAACCATAGTCTATTATCCTGTTGACATTGACAAAACAGACTTTCATCCTTTGTATGGAGAAAGCGTTAATAAGGTATGTTTGCCTCCTGTTCGCGTATACGCCTATGTACAAGTAGAGAACGAGCAAACAAACGATAAATATTCGTATGAATACAAGACCAAGCTGTCAGTTCATTTTCACTATAAGAGATTAACCGCCGATCAAAATTTAAATGTTCGCGCAGGGGATTTTGTGCAGTATGGCGATGTTTTTTATGAAATCGTGAGACTGTATGATGATACACGCTACTACTTTGGACAAGTATACCATCAGTTTCAAGTAAGTGCCGAATGCCGAAAGGCAAGAAAGGGGAATTTCAGTGTCACCGCGTAGTCAATCTATACAAACTCAAGAAGAGATCGAGAATCCGAAACAAAATACTTGGACTGGCGTTAAAGATCCTTCTATTATACAAGAAATAGAGATGATGCCATCCACTCTTGAAACCATAGACTTTGCGGTTTATGATTTTTTGAATGATAGGCTGGACTTATCAACTACCAGCAACGATGGGTTTAAAAAAGTGCCTATTATATGGGCTTCCACTGAGCGCGCTTTCCAGATTAAAGCAAATAAAGACTTGAGAGATAGAGACGAGACACTCGTTTTTCCTATCATCACCCTCGAACGAAAAGGGGCCACTAAAGATATCACCAAGCGCGCTATTCCTTACGCCAACATTCCTCCTAGTAAGGACTATCCCGCTTACCGGGGGGGCACCATAACAATAGCCAGGCGTATCAATCAAAAAAAGACCGCTGAGTTTCAAAACAACATATCTCTCCGAAGATACAGTGGAGGCGTGAGGTCTATTGGGAAGGGCCAGCCAACATTTCCAGGGATTGTTGATAAAAAGACAGTTTATGAAACTATAACCATTCCGTTGCCAGTGTGGGTGTCGGTAAAGTATGAAATCAGCTTACGAACCGAATACCAACAGCAAATGAACGACTTAATAACGCCTCTATTACGACAAGGGGGAATGAATAGTATGCCCCGGCGCTTAGAGAGAGATGGACATAAATTTGAGGCCTTCATTGCGGGGAGTTTTGTTAATAATTCCAACAGTAATGGATTGCAAATGGAACTCAGAAACTATGAAACCATTGTGAGCCTGGATGTGCTCGGATATTTAATTGGCGACGGCCCCAATGACGATAGGCCCAAAGTAGTTATTAGAGAAAATGCAGTAGAAGTTAAAATTCCTCGCGAGCACGTTATCTTGGGGGACATAGATGAATATCTAGACGATCGTGGGTTTTACAGAGAATAGTAATAATAGTTGGACTTTGCTGCTTCACTTTACTATTTACTTAAGAAAACTTGCAGAAAATTAAGTATTTAGTTTTTGATAAAAAAGGAGAAGCCATATAATGCCTGTTGATAGATTTAGATTTGTTTCGCCGGGCGTTTTCATTAATGAAATCGATCAGTCACAAACGCCCCAACGCGGAGCAGTCCCACCGGGCCCTGCGATTATTGGACGCAGCGCTCATGGGCCCGCAATGCTTCCGACCACTGTTGGTTCGTTTGACGAGTTCGTTCAAGTGTTCGGAAACCCTCTTCCTGGCGGCGAAGGTGGAGACGTTTGGAGAGATGGAAACAGGGCGGCCACCACTTACGCGGCATACGCTGCTCAGGCTTATCTAGCCAATAACGGCCCTGTCACTTTTGTGCGATTGCTTGGAGACCAAAGCCCAATCGCCTCCTCCGCTCAATACGCCAAAGCCGGCTGGCTATATCCTAGTACCGCCCAAGATACTGTTGGCGGCGTCTATGGTCTATTTATAACGAACTCGGGTTCAGTTGCGTCCCCGCACGTTTCCGGTACCCTGGCGGCTTTGTGGTATTTGTCCAGTTCCGCCACCATTGAACTTATAGGTCCAGGACTAACCGGCGCCACCGCCGGATCCATCGTTCAAGGCAACGCGCTTATGGTAAACACGACTAGTTTGAGTTCGGGCGGTTCAACTGCGCAAGAGTTTAAAGTAAAAATCAAGGCCGGCGGCTCTGTCCAGGCGGAGACTACTTTTAACTTTGACGACACTAGTGGCCGATACATTAGAAAGGTTTTTAATACTAACCCCCAGATGGTTAATCCTAACATTACCACAACTACGAATAGGGAATACTATTTCTTAGGCGAAAGTTTTGAACGAAACATTAATGATTCGTTTAATTATGGAACCGATACGCTTTACGGTGTTATTTTGGGCTTGTCCGCTTCTTGTTCTGATTTTCGGACGTCCTTTAAGCTGCCGCAGACGCCCCCTATTATTGCACAAGATGGTGGCGCTAGCGGGAGCTTTAATATTAACAATAGCGAAAGAGAGCTTTTCGTAGTAGTTGCCCAGGACGAAGCTGAGTGGGCACAGAATAATCTTAAAATATCTATTACAGATGTTAAAGATTCACCCAACCCATCGTTTGAGCCATTCGGAACCTTCAGTCTCCAAGTGCGCGCCTTTGATGATAATGATAATAATCCAGTTGTTCTAGAAGAATATAGTAGGCTTAATCTCAACCCTAACTCGCCGAACTATATTGCTCGGAGAATAGGAGACATGCATGTGAGCTGGGATGCTGTTAATAAGAAGTATAATCACCTGGGCCAATATGAAAATCAATCCAGATACATACGCATGAGTATGAACAATGATATTGATATGGGTCGCGGCGGTGAAGACTGGCTTCCCTTTGGTTTTAAGGGTGTTCCCAAGTATGAAGGGTTTAACTTCCGCACCGGCTCGACCGAGTGGTCTGATTTGGATCTCAATGTATCCTCCTCGGGTGCCAAGACCGTAGTCGTGGAAGGAAGCGGCTCTATTATGAGCGCCTCCTGGGTCGACCCATCCTTCCCCCTTGTAAATGTTGGCGGCGACGGCACCGCCTCCCCCGGCACGATACATATCACTGCTAGCTTTCAGTTTCCGGTACTTCCACTGCGGGTATCTTCTTCTGACGGGGGCCTTTTGGACAAGACAAATGCATACTGGGGCCTGCAAACTACGAAGAGTCGCACCTCTTTGGTGCCCGACAACTCTATCAAAGATATGTTGCGCATGCGTCCCATCGCTTTTGGTCGGATAACCCCCACTAGTGTATGCGAGCGAGGCCCTGGGTTCTCTTTGGATAATCTTTGCTGGGACGTCTCTACCGCTCAGGTAGGATATAGCGGCAGCTTAACCCGCGGGTTCGTCGATGGAACCAGCGCTGCAGCCGTTAAAACTATCGGCGGCGGACGACGCGCCGGCCGGTCTATGACCGCGATTAGCAGCTCCTATACAGAGCCTCTTAATCGTGGATACGATCGCTTTACGGTACCGATGTTTGGCGGCTTTGATGGCTTTAATATTAGTGATTCAGAGCCCTTCACGAACTCAACAACTTTGGGTGGTGAAGCTCCTTCGACTGCCCCAGAGGATAAAGACTACGCTATGCTTTATACTGTAAAGAAAGCAATCGATACAGTCGCCGATCCGGACATGGTGAATATTAACTTGGCCTCTGTTCCGGGCATGACCCCGCGAGCAGTTACCGATCACTTATTGAATATGGCTTTGGATCGCTCTGACACTTTGGCAGTTATCGACCTGGAGGGCGGCTACACTCCGGCTACGGAAAATTCGAGTAGCTTTGTTGACCGCCTCGGAAGTGCTGCCACCACGATTACTAATATTAAGACACGCGCTTTAAACAATAGTTATGGAGCGGCTTACTATCCATGGGTGCAGATGCGCGATACTCTGGTGGGTACCCGCGTATGGCTGCCCCCCTCTGTGGCGGCTCTTGGTACCTATGGTTCCTCTGCGCGCTCATCAGAACTGTGGTTTGCGCCGGCTGGATTCAATCGAGGCGGCCTAAGTCGCGGCTCTGCTGGCCTTCCCACAACTTCGGTTTTGGAGAGGCTTACAAGCAAACAACGAGATGATCTTTATGAGGTTAACATTAATCCCATTGCATCATTTCCATCCGAGGGTATTGTGGTGTTTGGTCAAAAAACTTTGCAAGCCACCCCATCAGCCCTCGATCGCGTGAATGTACGGAGGCTCCTGATCTTCTTGAAGAAGCAGATATCCAGGATTTCTACTAGGATTTTGTTTGATCCCAATATTGACGTAACATGGAATCGCTTCTTGGCAGAGGTACAACCTCTTCTAAGGTCGGTAAAATCTCGGTATGGCTTGAGTGAATATAGAGTCATACTAGATGAGACCACAACGACTCCCGATTTGGTTGATAGAAACATCATGTACGCCAAGGTGTTTTTGAAGCCTACGAGAGCTATTGAGTTTATTGCTTTGGACTTTATCATCACGCGCTCAGGAGCTTCGTTCGATGATTAATAAAAAGAGGCTGATTTGGAATACTGCACTAATTAACGTAAACGGGAGTAACTAAGACAATGGTGGGACAATTTTGGAATAACGCGGCCATGGAGCCAAAGCGATCACATCGTTTTTTGGTTGAATTTAATCTACCGGGACCAGCCGGAGGAACTACGACGCAGATTTATGCTCGAAAAGTAACCAAGCCGGCCTACGATATTGGTCAGTCCGAACATAAGTTTTTGGGACAAACCTATTACTATCCCGGGGCCATTACCTGGAATGACGTGGGAATCACATTGATTAACTCCGCCACTCCTGATTTCGATCTGCTGTTACAGATCCTACTAGAAAACGCGGGGTATGTTAACCCCGATGGCGTTTCGACTGCCCCGAGCGGTGTCACAGATGCCAGTACTGTCAACAAATTTGATGCTACGAATGCGATAGGAAGAGTTTTGATTAAAGAACTCAATGGTGAAGGTGCTCCTATTGGAGAATATGAGTTAAACAATGCCTGGGTTAAGGGCATAGCGTACGGCGATTTGGACTATGGCTCAGAAGAGCTCCTAACCGTCGACGTAACCCTGCGGTACGACTGGGCTACTTATAATAACCAACCAGGCCGCGCTAGCGGGTAGGGCTAAACAATGCCTTTTTGGCAAGGATGGAACGATCCCTACACTGAGCCAAAACGACCTTTTCGGTTTGTGGTACCGATGCCAGTGTTCGTTCCTCACGGCAGATTCGCCGGCATCAAAAAAATAAGCGATATCGTAGAAGATGATTTAACTAGGGTCGTTAATCCGATGTACAATGCCGCATATCCAGGGGATGGCGGCGCATGGCCTGAATTTTTTGCTACAAGTTGCACTAAGCCGGGTTTTAAAACAGACGTTTATAAATCTGATAACGTTCTTGACGGTTTCCCTAAGATTTTCCATGGGCAAGCAACGTTCTGGAATTTTGATCCTGTTACGGTAGAACTCATTGACACATACGACCAGGACTTGGCGTCCACCCTAACGACTTATTTGCTTGCTGGCTCTGGTGTGAAGCCCAACCACGTCCAGGGGACTGCCGTTGCGCGCCTCGAAGGAAAATTGATTCCCTTTTCGAATTGTATGACTGGAGAGTCTAGATTTGAAATAATTGAACTACTAGAGCACACAGCAAATCCTGGCGCGCCCCTCCAAAAGAAATTTAAGGCCCGTAAATATATTTTACATAATCCTTATATTAGTTCAGTAGATTTTGGAACATTTAACAGCACCGATGAAGATTTTACCAAAGTTAAAATTACGCTGGCGTATGATTCATATGATTACGAGTTTATTCATCACCGCGGCGCCGCCACAGAATCCCACGACAACCGAATTAGAATTAGACGC